ATTATATAAAATTATAAATGATGATTTAATATCAAAAAAAAAAATGTTTGAAATGTGTATTTTATTTAATAAAATGCGAAATGAATGGTTTTTTAATGGTACATCTTATTTTTCACCATCATACGAAAATAATTCTAGATATATTGATAATCAATAATAATTGGATTCAAATAAATAAGTATTATTTTTTTGTTCTTGTTTTGTTATGTTTTACAGATAATTTATCTTTTGATATAACTTCTCTATTTTTAAATATATATTCACACAATTCGTCAATATCTTGATTCTGCATTTTTATATTTTTATGTTGAATAAATGTAGAAATTGTTTTTTTTACATATTCTTTATTTATAGGTTCTCTTGTATTGTTCTTTGTATATATAATTTTAGTATCTTTTAAATCAAAACAATCAATAGAATTTGTTTTCATTACACCTACAACACTTTTTGTTATTATTTTCTTTCTTTCCCTAAGTTCCTTTGTTTGTTTATTCAATTCGAGTAAAGAATGTTCAATCGTATTTAATTCAGAAAGAGCTTTAATAATAGTTTCTTTCGACATATTAATAATAATATAATATTTTTATATTATTTATACATTATCAATCAATACCTCTTTTGCCAATGTTTTCATAATTTTAGCGGATGAAATTGTATCTAAATGTGTAATTTCTTTTACTAATTTACAATAATCCTCTTTTTCACGAATCGTATCTGTTTTCTTTAAATTTTTTGCCGCATTGATTTGTTTATTTGATAAAGTCGCAATTGCTTTTTTTAAATTAGGTTTACTACCATCTTCAATATCCCATATATTATTTTCTTTCACATAAAATAATTCATTATTCAAGTGAGTACAATGAATGGGTCTTTGTTTTATTTCTAAATCTTGTAATCCTTTTATAAAAATATTAGTAATACCATTCGCATAACCATTTTCAATGGTATGGTTTAAATCGTGGGTATCAAATTGTAAACTTTTTATAAATTCGCTTAAATTAATAGCATCTTTATAATCTGTATTTAATATCATTTTAATATTATATTCGTTATGAATTGTAGTTTTATTCATATTTGGTATTAAATCTTTTAATAATTTTGTCATTTCCTCATTTTGAGTTACTAATGTATTAACCTGTTTTTTTAACTCTCCTATGCTGTCATCTTCTACAAACTTACATTTACTTTTATGTCTCTTAAAACTTTGAATGTGTTTATAGACTTTTCCACATGAACAATCGTATTTTTCATTGATGCATATTTTTTGAGCATTTTTGAGCATTATATGCTTTTTTGTTTTGCAGTGCTGATTATAAAGGGACTTTTTATCACATCCATAAGCACATTTCGAGCAAAAAAATTTGAAGTCGTTATTTTCATTTTTCATGAATATATAATAATGCTCAAAAAAATATTCTATATTCTTTTTTTTTTTTAATTTTTTCATTATTTTTTTACCTCCATAAATTTACCTACAAAAATCAAAAATTTTTTTTTGTTTTTTCCTCCACTCAGAGGTAAAAATTTTTTTTTTTTCGTGTTTTGAAAGTCATTTGGGAAAACAAGTATTTTATCTTTATTTATTTATTTTTCTCAAAAATAGAATGAAACAACGAATATTTTTATAAAATAATAAAATACAATAAAATGAATTAGAATATAATATTTTATAGAGGTAAACCGTTTTACAACGAAAGTATCTTCATCACTATATCCCCGTTTATGGTAATAACTGCGTACGCCTTCACCAGTGATAACAGCTGTTCCATCACAATATTCCATCCATGCGATCATTTCTGCATATTTTAATAATGATTTACCAATACCCAAATGTTGCGTTGATGTAGTTCGTTTTATCCCAACAGGTACAATATGATTATAAACGTGTAGTTCCCGGATTAAACCTTTATTTTTTAAACAATGGAAATAAGGTTTATGATCGGTATTTGGAATTCGAAGACGAATAAAACCAAAGATAACCTTATGGTCTAATGATTCACATGAAATAAAATATTCTTTACACGTCCCTCCTTTATATTTTCGATACATTATTTTTTTTGGTCTATCAATATATTCTAAATGTCTACCAATTTCCCGGCTTCGTATTTCTTTTAATTCATAATCTTGTTTTTTTACCTTAGATTCTAAAAGCTGTCTAAGATTGGAAAACTTATTTCCAGAAATGATATAATTTAATGGAATATCCCGAACAACACGAGGAAGTCTTACATGGTATGGGCAAAGTTTCATACCATATTCGATAACATTATTTAAAATTTCGGGGTCTTCATCGCTATAAGGTTTATATTTTCCAGATTTATACCATTTTTCAATAACGGTATATGGTGTAATCTCACAAGGATAAATTTTTACTTGGTCTGGTGAAATGATATCTGTTTTAAAAACAACATCGAACATATGTTTATCCTTTTCGGGAGTTGAATAAGGAAGATCGGGCATTAGATGAATATCTACTTTGAAACAGTTATTTTTTAAAATTTCAACAGCTTCACAAGATTGTTCGAATGTATGTCCTCTATTTATTTTCTTTAAAATAGAATTATCTACATGTTGTACACCTAATTGAACGCGTGTAATACCATTATATCTAAAGAAGTTAATCCAGAATGGGTTAATTGCATCAGGACGAGTTTCAATACACATACCAATAATTCTAATTTTTGTTGTCATATTGATATTCATTTCTTTTTCAATATCGTATTTCTTTCTTTTAGGAGTATCATAATATGTATTCGCGGCATAATAAATATCTCTATTGAAATCCTGTAGATAACCAGGAGGGAACTCTGTATATGTCCCTCCTTCAATAATAAGTTCTAATTTATCAAGTTCATGACCTTGTACTAATAAGCTATTGAGTCTATCATTCATTTGACGAATAGCATCCCATCCATTTCTAAAACCACGTTGAACCGCAGGTTCTTTTTTTAAATAACTTCTTGGCATATCATCTTCCGCTCCGTTCTTTTTAGTTTCATCAGGACAATAATAACAATTATGCTGACAAGATTCACCTGTGCGCCCATCAGGTTCTGGAGATAATAATAAAGCAAAACTATTCACACCCGACATATTACGAGAAGGATTTTTTTGAATGAAACTCCAGAATATGGAATCGCTTTCAATCTTTCCTTCGCGTATCATTTTTTGATATGCATAAATTAAATAAATTTTTGAAACTTTCATGCCTTTCATTTCTTTTGTAAGGGATGAAATTTGTTTTTGAAAATTATTTTTAAAATTCATTTCGTGTTGATGAATTTTAAAATAGGAAAATAATATATTTATACACTTATAATAACTATCTATGTTTTGTAGTACGTCGCTAAACATATCGTCCCGTTGTTCGATAATGGATTCAATATCTTGTACGCTCTTATTTTGACACGCCATATTATAAATAACATAAATACTCATAGTCTTTTCAATTTATATATATACCGTCTCAGATAATACTTTTCATAAAGTTTTTTCTATGTCTTCTGTTGTTAATGGCATATCAATCGAATTACCACGAGGACTATTGATTTCAATAGCATCCATTTCTGGCGGAACAAATTCCTGTGGAGTTGAATCGTTACTTGAACTAGAAGAATTTGATTTTTTTGTTTTTAATAATTTTTTAATTTTTGATGGATTTTTTGGAATTTCCATAAATTTATCACGAATTGAACCCGAAATTAAATTTGATTTTTCCATTAATGTCATATATGAACTATACGTTTTTTCTAAATAGACTTGTCCACCCATTTGTCTATTTTGTCGTTCTAATAATAGTGTTTTATTGATATTGACAGATAAAGAGTAAAATGCTTTTGAACATTCATTTTCTTTTTCCATAGTATCTGTAATACGAAGGAATAATTCGATTGAATTTAAAATACTGACAAGTAATGCTAAACCACAAGTTAAGGCACTAATATGTGTTTGGTCTAAATAGCTATTTAAACCTACACTTGAAACACTGCCTACAGAAGATAAAATAATTGTGGGTAATCTAAAATATTTTACAACTTGTTTATAAAAAAAATAAGATTGTTTATGTTGATTGCTCATTTGTACTGAATTTATTCTTAATCTATCAAGAATAGATTCTATATCACTAGACCATGTTGACATATATATAATTATAATATTATTTATATCTCAGATTGTTTTTTCAAAATATCCTCCTTCGAGGAAACTTCTGCGATTGCTCCTTGTGGTTTTAATGTGTCTAATTTTACAAGATTGGGAACAAATAAAAATTTATTGGGTTGAATAATAAAGGCAGACCGTTCTTTTTCAAATCTTTCAATATAATTTTCCAAATATCCATCATATTTTTGAAAACACATCGCCACAAACTGGCAACCATAATTGTCCATTGCCTCAACCGGATTTGGGTTATCGGGAATATAACCTCTATCTGGTGTGATGAATGTCATCCCTCTTTTATTTTGTAATATAACTTCATCAGGAGTACTCGAAAAGACGGTTCCTTGCGAATAATTATTTATATTAATATAATTTGTTCCAGTCGCAGCATTTACAAATTCAGCTAAAGGTGTGTCAAGATAAGTTTTATTATCATTATTCACCATTATAATAATTTTTTTTTTGAAATTCATTAATGGTTCTTCTGTAATATTTTTTCCATGAAATTCATAAGAATAATTACTTGACAATAAATAATCATTTAAATAAGTAACAATACTTTCTTTCATTTCTTTGTAAATATGTTTATTCTTACTCATGATTCTAAAATGTAAAAATAATGGGTCAGTTGAACAAGGTGAATACCCATCACTAAATGAATAGTCGCGTATCATTTTCATAATCGTATTAAAATTCAGGGTATTATAACTTTGTTTTGTTGTATTTTTTTTTATGCTTGAAACGGCGATCACCGGTTTATTATTATAAGAATATATTTCAAAATCTAAACACCTAACCCCTTGTTTAATACATTGTTTTAATCCACATTTATTTACAAAATCTCCTTTATAGAAACCTGTAGAGCAACAATTATAAGCGGTTTTGATATAAAAATCTCTTATAGAAGGTAATTTACCTGTTTTTGGAAGAATCATATTATATGTATTTTCATTGATATTGGTGATACTGGTATTTATTTTTTTGTAGGTATCATTCATTTTTTTACAATTTGAATCATCTAATCCTGAAATTCTAAATAACCAATAAAAAACAAGAATAACTAAAAGAATAATAAAGCCAATAATCGCGTATATCATTGTTTTTTCTCTAGTTAATTGTTCAAATTTTAATTTAAACTTTTCAGCTACTTTACTAACAGTTTTCATTCTTTCATCAATTGTTTTATTCACTGTCTCATCTATAACATCCGCCATATTATATAATAATAATATTTAAAATTATATAATATATATTAAGAATGACTGGAGGATTATTAAATATACAATCATATGGAAAAAATAATTTAATATTAACAGGAAATCCGAGTAAATCGTTTTTTAAATCATCTTATTCAAAATATACAAATTTTGGAAAGCAATTGTTTAGGTTGGATTATGAAGGTGAAAAGTATTTACATTTAAATGAAAAGACAAAATATAGATTCAAAGTAAAAAGATATGCAGATTTACTTTCCGAAACATTTTTAGTCATTACATTACCAAATATATGGAGCCCTTTATGTAAAATAGAAGACGATGGATATCGTGGTTATGAATTTAAATGGATTAAAAATATAGGATGTCAAATAGTAAAAAAAATATCTTTTATTATTGGAGGACAAACGATTCAAGAATTCGGAGGAGATTATTTATATAATTTAGTAGAACGAGATTTTCCATCTTCAAGAAAAAACATGTTCTATAAAATGACGGGGAACGTTCCAGAATTAAATGACCCAGCCAATGCTTATTCTCGCGGAGTATATCCTCATGCGGCATATCCAAGTGATGGAATAGAAGATGGAATAGAACCTTCTATTCGTTCTAGAGAAATTTATATACCACTTAATATTTGGTTTTCTCTAAATAGTAAAATGGCATTTCCATTATTATGTCTTCAATATTCTGAATTAGAAATAGATATTGAATTAAGACCATTAAAAGAATTATATGTAATTAAAGATATTACCAATTCAGATACGACATTAAGAAATGTATATGTTCAACCCAATTTAACGAACGAGGATCACGCATTTTATCGTTTTATCCACGAACCCCCAGCACCGACAGAAACAGATGAATATTGGGATACCTATAAATATGAATATACAGATACAAGAATTAATTGGGCATCAGATATACATATAAAATCCAATTATATATTTTTAAGTGATGAAGAAAGATTTGTTCTTACAACAAAAGAACAAACCTATTTGATAAAAGAGGTATATACAAAACAATTCAATAAAATAGTAAATAACAATAAAGTCAATATTGATTCTCAGGGTATGGTGGCGAATTATATGTTTTATCTACAACGAGATGATTCATATAAAAGAAATGAATGGACGAATTATACGAATTGGGAATATGGATGGATACCTTATCCATATGTAATACCTGATTCGAGTAACACAAGTTATACCTTTAGTGAATATGAGAAAAGAATGTTAAGAGTAAGTGGATTGTATAAAACCGAGAATACAAAAGATATATTAACAAGTTGGGCTTTAGTATTAGATGGAAAATATAGAGAAAATACACAAAAAGGAGGAGTGATTGAATATATTGAAACATATAATCGTTCAATAGGAGATAAACCCGATGGATTATATAACTATAATTTTTGTTTGGATACATCACCATTTATATCACAACCATCAGGTGCTATGAATTTAAATAATTTTTCATCTGTTGAATTTGAAGTAGTAACATCCACACCACCCATTAATCCAAATTCAACCTTTTATACAACTTGTGACGCAGATGGTATTACAACAAGTATACGAAAAGAAGCGTCAAGTATATATACATATACATATGATTTAATAGTACATGAAGAGAGATACAATATGCTTATTTTTAAAAATGGAAACGCCGGACTTGCTTATGCTCGTTAATAATAAATATATTCTTTTCATATATAAATGCTTAGTGATGAAAATAAAGATACAGAAGAATATAAAAAAAATAAAGAAAAAGCAGAAAAAGAATGGAAGGCCTTTAAAGAAAAATGGGAAAATTTTTTCAGGACATTGTGGGAAAAATTTTGGAAGTTAACATTAGGGTTTGTGATAGCTTTTAATATTATATATTATAGAACAAATATAGAAAACAAAGATTTTTTGGATGAATATAGTGATTATTTGGCAATGCCTACGAATAGGAATAAAGAAAATTTTAAAATATCAGAATTAGAGCGAATCATATGTAAGGATAAGAAAGAATGTTGTAATAAAGGTGGTCTATTTCCTTATAATAAATTATGTATAAAAGAAGATGAAAATGATAATAATAAAATAAAAGTTTGTGATTTTAAAAAAGAAAAGAAAGGAAAAAACGGAGAAATAGAATACATAAATATATTTTTCGGAAATGTATTACAAATATTATTGGCAGGATATTTAAATTCTATGAAATTTTATAGGTCAATATTATCAACATACTTAGCAGGAAAAAAAATAGAAGAGGATTGTGGGGAACCGAGAGGAGGACCAACCGAATTAGAAAAAAAAGATAAGGAAAATTTTAATAAAATGATAGTTGTGATATATCCAATTTTTTGTTATATGTTCTTCGGTGCATCTTTCACAGGTGCTCTAAGCACAATATCAGTCATTACATGGTTAGTCGTCTGGGGATTTATAAGTGTAAGTGCATTTGGTGATTATGGTAATAAAACAGGCGATATACTAAGTCAAATTGCAGGAACAATGGGGTTAATTTGCACAGGTTGGGTATTCGGAATTTATGCCGGAGCCGAAATGATATATTCTATATTGTTTTTTCCACTAATTAAGCGATTTGAAACCATAAAAGAAATAGCTTTAAAATATTCCCCAATTGCACTTATTATATATTTGTTATTATTTGTAGCAGTTGCCTTTTCTACACTTGATAAAACCTCGTCGACTGCCATTTTTATGGTATTTTTATATTTAATGTGGGAATTAAAAAAAAAGAATGATTCTAATAAGTAATATAAATAACTTTATAATAAATATAATAAGAATGGGTAAAAAAGGAAAGGGAAAAAAAAAAGAAAAGGCGAAAAAAGTTTTACCGTTTGTTAGTATTTGTACACCAACATTTAATCGCCGACCATTCATAAAAACAATGATTTATTGTTTTAATGAACAAACATACCCAAAAGAATTAATGGAGTGGATTATTATAGATGATGGAGAAGATAAGATAGAAGATTTAATTGCAGATCACCCAAATGTAAAATATTTTAAATATGATACAAAAATGACATTAGGAAAAAAAAGAAATACAATGCACGAAAAATCAAAAGGAGATATTATTATTTATATGGATGATGATGATTATTATCCGCCTTGTAGAGTATCTCACGCCGTGGAAAGATTAATGTCGGATAAAAACGCTCTGTGTGCTGGGTCTAGTGAAATATTTGTATATTTTAATCATATTGAACAAATGTATAAGTTCGGTCCTTATAGTAAAAATCATGCCACAGCAGGCACATTTGCATTTAAGAAAGAATTATTGAATTTAACAAAATATAATGAAGAAGCGTGTCTTGCCGAAGAAAAAGAGTTTTTAAAAAATTATACGATACCCTTTATACAGTTAGATTCTTTAAAAACGATTTTAGTATTCTCACACATTCATAATACATTTGATAAAAAGGAAATTATACCCCCAGAAGATACAAAATTTGCTAAAAAATCAAGTGTTACACCAGAAACATTTATAAAAAATGAAATTATACTTGATTTTTTCAAAAATATAGATAAACAATTAGAAGATTATCCTTTAGGAAGTAAAAATCACAAACCAGATGTTATAAAACAATACAATGAAATGAAAATGAAAAGAAATATGGAGAGTCAACAAACTAGTATTAAAATGAAAAATACAGGTGGAGAAGAAAAAGTATTGTCAAATGCTGAAATTGTTAAAATCATTCATGATCTTCAAGAAAAAAATAAACGATTGGAAAATGAAAATAAACTATTAAAAGAAAAATTAATGACCAAAGAAATCGATATATCTCACTAATCTTTTAGCATCTAATGAATTAATATTGAATTTATATAAATATTCTATTAATTCTTCTTCTTTTAAATTATGTATTTTATTCATAAAGTAATCTTTATCTAATTCTAATTGATTTATAATTCTAGAAATAAATACAAAATTATTATATTCATTGCTATATTTAGTTAAAATTTTAGTAAAACGTATATTTTTTATTTTATTTTTATTTATTTTATGAAATAAATAATGAACGTTAAATGTTTTATTGATTGATGTCATTTCATTCATATTCCAAATTTGTTTTTGAAATGTGATTCTATCAATCGAATCAGAAAAACAAATTAATTTGAGTATATGATAATATGTATCAATATCAGATTTTTTTAAATAATCAATAATATTTTCGTGTAATATCATGGAAGTAATGGTTCTATCTTGTTCAAGTAAGAAAAAACTATGATTATTTATATTTTGTTTATTCATTAATAATTCTTTGACATTATCTTTTGATTCTTCAAAAGAATTATTATGTTGTATGACATCAATTAATTCATTGTTTATTTCAATATGTTTAGAAAGTTTTTCTAAGATATTGTATTTTCGAATGTCACCATTTATATATTTATCTAAAATATTAGAATTACAATTGAATGTTTGAAATTCTTTAGGATTTAAATTCTTTATTTCAATTGGATATGAAACCTGCATGAATTCTTTAATTTTTTTATCTATTTTATGATTGCCAATACAAATAATTGGTATTTTAATACACGTTTCTAATTTTTGTTTTTTTGTTTTTTTTGGTCTTACTAATTTTATAAGATGATTAATGCTACATTTATCACCACCATTAAAATTATCAATTTCATCTAAAACAATGACTATTTTTTTTACATCTTTTTTAAATACACTAAGTATATTATTCGAAGAACAATTCATATTTGAAAAGGTATCAAATAATTTTTTATTACGAATATCACACGAATTATAATATATTATATCAAGGTTCATTTCATTTAACACCTCTTTTACTAATGTTGTTTTACCCGTCCCATAATGCCCGTAAACAAATATTGATTTAGGTTTAGATATATCGTGTATTGAATTAAAAATATCATTTAATTTAGTTTGAATATAATTTTTTTCATAATGACGTTCAAACATAATATACTTAACAAATGATTTTTATTATAATTTATTTATTATTTAACAATGATCTCCATTTGTGATACCATCCCAATTAAAACCACACCGTTTTGATTCTTTTTGCTTTACACACATTCCGTTGTCACCAGAATATATGGGACGATTGAAGTTCACACCTCTTTCCTTTTTATAAGCAGGACATGTTCCTAACTGATGTTCATTATAACATACATCTGTAAGATTTCCTTTTATATTTTTTATTTTTTTTGAAATCCAATAGTCTGGGCACTCCCCGATTACAGGGGGGAACTCTAAATTTGATTCTTGATTCATCATATAGATAAAGAGAATGATTGTAAGAACAAATATAACAGTAGAAATAAGAAGTATCGTTTTTTGAAATGAATTCATATATATATATTATTATTTTTTCTTGTATGATTGTATGAATGGCCGTGTTAAGATTGAACAACCGGATATAAATGTTCTTTTTCAACTTCAAGATAAACAAGAAGTGGAAGTAAAAGATTTTAGAGGGTCTCTTAAAGGAATCTGGGAAAATACTCAGTTGTCACAACTATTTTTTTCAACCGAAAACATGATTATGGTTCAAGACCAATTAAGAAATGGCGTTTATAAAATGTCAGGAAAACAATATGTAATAGGAATACAAAGTTATGATGATTTAAAAATTATAATGAGAGATATTTTTTTACACCATTCTAATAATACCAATAAAAATATAACGCATGAAATTACAAGATTAAATAATATTGTTTTAAAACAAACAATAAAAAATATATACAATGAAGTAAATAGTTATTTAAAATATTTGGAAGATGCTTCAACTATGTATAAACCAATGCAACATCCCATTGATGTAAACTCGTATAAAGATGTAAATTATAAGAAGGATTTATTGTAATTTCTCTTTAAGAATTTCTAATTCCTGGAACCACATATTGGATGGAATAGAATCATTTAGTTCTTTGAGTTCATTGCTTTTCTTTTCTTCCACCATATTCAAGTGTTTTACATTTTCCTCTGTAACACTATCCATGGGTAATTGAATTAAATATTTGTAGTCCTCCTCTTGTTTATCATATTTTGACTTTTCTAACATCAGGATTAAATCTTTTTTCTTTTTTCCTCTTAAATCAATAATATCCTTTAAAATTTCGGTGATGAATCTTTTTTTATTTTTAAGAATCATCACTTCTTTCTCTAATGTTTTTAATAAATTCTCTTTTCGTTTTACATATAGTTCTAAACGAATTTGAATGAAATAATCAATAATATCTTTAACACCTTCAAACTTTTTTAATTTTTCATTTTCATCAAACATATGCATATTTGTAGTGGTTCGTGTTGTATATAGTTTTAAATATTTTTCAAGTCCATTTGTATCATCTGATACCTTCTTTAGTAAATCATCAACAACACCTGGGTGAAATGTAATAGTAATATCAATCGTTTGGTCTGTGCTTATATCATTATAATCTTTAATAAGTGTTTTTTTACTCTTATCACCTTCCATCAGTTTTTCAATAAATTCTTTATAATCGTCAGTCCATGTGCCAATTGGAAGTTCAGTAATATTTACCTTATTTCCTTTTACATTATAGTTTCCTTTAATAATACATTTACTTTCATTTATTTTTTCAATAGTACCTTGAAATCCTTTATAATAAGGGAGGAATTCCATATCATCTGTTGGTTTATTTTTAATTACGCGTTGAAGATAATCTATAATCATTAGTGGGTTATAACACATAATATCTGTGCTAAAGCCAGTTCCAATACCTTTGCTTCCATTTACAAGAATCATCGGAATGATGGGTGCATAATATACAGGTTCAACAATCGAACCATCGTCATTAATATATTCTAAAATGGCATCATCACTTTCTTTATAAATTTCACGTGTAATTCGATTTAGTTTTGTATAGATATATCTCTCCGAAGCCGAATCTTTTCCACCTTGAATTCTCGTTCCAAACTGTCCCTTAGGTTCAAGAAGATTAATGTTATTTGAACCAACAAAATCTTGCGCCATATTTACAATCGCGCCATTTAAGCTTTGTTCTCCATGATGATACGAACTATGTTCTGAAACATAACCAGCAAACTGAGCCACTTTAATTTCTGTCATTAGACGCCTTTTAAAAGAAGAATATAGAATTTTTCTCTGGCTTGTTTTCATACCATCCATAATATTTGGAATAGAACGTTCACAATCATATTTTGAGAAATGAATCATTTCTTTTTTAATAAATTCTTTATAAGAAATTTCTTGTTTTGTTGTATCAATAAATGATTTACGGTCATATCCTTCAAGCCACTCTTTTCTATCAGGGGCGCGCTTCTTATTGAAAACTTTATCAATCGCATCAAGACAATCATCGTCATCTACATTAAATGAAATATTTTTCTTTTTCTCGAAATATTCTTTGAATTCTTTACCTGTGCTTGTACCTAAACCTTTATAATATTTAATGGCCCATGTTTTTGTGTCATTTTCTTCTTTCCATAAATTATATTCCCCATCGTTATAAAAGGATAATTCTTTTTTTCCTTTTCTCGCTTTTAGAATAGGAGTATTCATAAATCCAATAAAATTAGGAATTCTAAGTAGTGATTGCCATTGGGAGTCAAATAAATTAATACATAGACCTTTAATATGAGAACCATCTAAATCTTGGTCTGTCATAAATAATATCCTTCCATATCGAAGTTTTTGCGAATAATTCTCAACCTTATATTGAAACCCATTTTCTAATCCAAGAATTTGTTTAAGCTCATTAATTTCTTTATTTTCTGAAATTTTTTTAATAGTTTCGCCCCGCACATTTAATAATTTACCTCGCATTGGATATACACCAATTATATTTCTATCTTCTTTGGAAAGGCCAGAAACAATACCGGCCTTTGCTGAATCACCTTCACATAAAATGAGCATACAACTATCACTTTTATTTGTTCCAGCATAATTTGCGTCAATGAGTTTATGAATACCTCGAATATTTTTACTTTTTGTCCCGTCTGTTTTTTTAGAAGCTTTATGTTCTTTTACTTGTGTAAGTTGGCAAGCAATATCCATAATACCTAATTTAGCAACTTTTTCAATGAATTTATCAGATACTTCACAAGAAGAACCAAATTTACCAATAGGAGTATTCATAAAATCCTTACTTTGACTATCAAATGATGGATTATCAATATCACAACGAATAAATAACATAAGTTGTTCTTTAATGGTATTTGATTTTACCTCAATCTTCTTTTTCTTTTGAATAAAAGCAATCATTTTACGAACAATTTGATTTAAAATATATTCCACATGTTTGCCTCCTTTACTTGTATAAATACCATTGACAAAGGATACTTGTGTAAATTCTTCTTTTGGTGCTAAGGAAACAACATATTCCCATCTATCATTTGGATTTTCATAACATCTTTCTTTTTCGCCTTTTAAACCAATATATTTTTCAACATAACTTTGATAATGCGTTACAGGAATAACCTTTCCATTGAATGAAACTTTTACCTTTTTATCTGTGACAGCAGCAATATCATAAACACGACGTTTAAATAAATCAATAATATCCTTAGATAAATTATCAATACCCAGTCTTTTAAAATCAGGTTTAAAGGATACCTTTGTATAAGGTTTTTTACTACATTTTGAAATTTTATATTTATGAATTGTATTTAAATTATCTGAAAATTCTTGAACATATTTTAATTTACGAATATGATCGATAGTTTCTACCATGCCCCATTCAGACCAAATTAATACTAGTTTAAAACCAAACCCATTTTTACCACCAACAATTCTTTTTTCACTTTTATCATAATTGGTAGAGGTTCGTAAGTGTCCAAAAATCATTTCTGGAATCATAATTTTATATTCAGGATGTTCTACAACATCAATACCATTTCCGTCATTTGTAAATGAAATAACACCTTCATCTGTAATATCAATATGAATATAACTAACAAGATTCGTATTCTCAATACCCGATTCTTTTGCTTGTTGCATTCTCACTTGATGATCACGACAATTTACAATCCCTTCATCGAATAATTTATAAAGACCTGGAATGTAATGGATAGACTTAGAAACAATACTATCCGTTTCATCTGAATATACATAAGTATCCGTTTCAGTCATTTCCATACTTCCCGTATACGTATCAGGATTGTCGAGGACATGTTGTTTGTCGCTTTTTTTCTGATAGGTTTTAGAGATATCCATTGGTAAAATAAGAATAAAAAAATATTTAAATCAATTTTATTCATACATTGTAACATTACCATCTATATCAATAATTTTAACAGGAGCAATAGGACTACATAAATAATTAAAAAGATAATATAATAATGAGTTAATGTATTTATTATAAACATAAATTGTGGTTTGTTTTAGATATTGTGTTTCTTTTTCTTTCAACGATTTTAGAAATAGTGAAAAATCATAAACCATATAAAGAGTATAGTTATGAATTTCATTTGTTTCAATTATTAATGTAAAATATTGACATTGTTCGTAAAACCCGTTCATTTTTTCTTTTATATCGTTATAATCAGTATCCATATTTTTTAGATTTAATCGATATTCTATCATAATATAAAGATATATTAATTATATATAATTATGACCGAAGAACGTCCTAGTTGGGAAACTTATTTTCAACAAATAGCAGAAATTACAGCAACACGTTCCCCTTGTCAAAGATTAAAGGTTGGTGCCATTATAGTGAAAAATAAACGGGTTATATCTCAAGGGTATAATGGTTATTTACCAGGTTGTCCACACAATCAATATATGAGAGATGGGCACGAATTAGCAACAGCACATGCGGAACAAAACGCAATAGCAAATTGTGCGGCTTGTGGCGTTTCTTGTAATGATTCTACAATGTATATTACACATTATCCGTGTATTCATTGTGTTAAATTAATTATTGCTAGCGGGATTAAAGAAATAAATTATATTGATGATTATCGTAATGATTCATTCGTAGAAGAAATAGCAAATATGGCACAAATAAAAATAAATAAATTAGATAATAGTATATGAAACTAGAATTATTAATATTTTCAATAACAGCATTTTTTGTAATGAATACATATTACGATGGTAAATATTTAAAACTTATAAAAAACTGGAAAAAATATTATCAAATGATAGGTATTGTTTTTGCAGGATTGTCCATGTATTTATTTTTAAAAAAACATCCAAATGAATCCAGAAGTTTTTTTCAGAGTGCTTCGGGGTTCATATCGGTTTTGCCCATTGATAAACAATCAAAAGATATATTAATTCCGTTGATGGCAAAAAATACAAGTGAAGGAAAAATAATGAGTTCAGGTAATAAACCTAACACAAAACGTTGTGTAAGTGAAACGAAAAAAAAATATGTTGCTTCACAACAAAATTGGAAATGTAAAGAATGTAGTAGAACATTGCCTGCCTGGTTTGAAGTAGATCATACAAAAAGATTAGACCAAGGTGGAACAAATCATATAGACAATCTTGTTGCTTTATGTCGAGATTGTCACGGAAAAAAAACGGCATTTGAAAACTTATAATGAAACTAAATTATTCTAATATATTATGACAACGTTTTATGAAAATATAAAAAAATATACCTATTCCTTTGTAGCATTATTTTTTATAGTTTTATATTGGTTAATTTTTTTTATCTGGAATCCGTTATCAGTCAAAGAGAAATTTAAAATAAATGTATATTTTGGATTTATATCGGTAATATTTTTAGGAGCAATCGTAACATTATATGATAAAAATGTGGCACCTGAATTATTTAAAAAGGGGTTATTAGGAATAGTAGGATATTTGTTTTTGTTTTTGTTTTTTATATTTTTGTTTTATTTAATTACAACCAAAGACATTTTTTCGAAAATATATTATACCATTATTAAAATTATATTGATAACAGGATTGGTTGCCATTTTATATTATTTTTTTATGGGTGGAAAATTAAAAGAAAATATGAATATAATGAATCGGCTCATTCTATATTTACCTTGTCTTTATATAGAAATTAGTGAATGGTTCCAAAATAATTATTTGACAACTTCAAGAACTTTAACGGTTATGATATTTATTGAATTATCTTTTTTATTCTTATATATAGTAACACCTATAATTACTAATTATTTTATGAATTTGAATAAAACCTTGTTATTAAAAGAACCTGAATATATAAATAAAAAAAAAGTTTTAGGAAAATTTGAAGATTTATATAAGGATGCTGCCAAAGACAGAGAAGAAAATAAACATGATTATAGTTATTCATTGTCATTTTGGTTTTGGATAACTCCTCAACCACCAAGTACAAGCGTAGCTTACACTAAATTTTCAAAAATAATTTCATATGGAAATAAACCAGCACTTTATTATAACGGTATGGAAAATAAATTAAGAGTAACGTGTTTAGTGAAACAAGAAGTGCCAGTCAAAATAGGTCAAGAAAAAAAGAAACCACCTTTGTATCCAGAGATTGATATGGACCCCACCAAAATGAAAATGAGTGCGATGAATAAACCACTAGAGAAAGAAGAAGAAAAGGAAGAAAAAGAAGAATATGAAACAGTATTAAAACCCGCAGAAAAAATTATATATGAAACAAATGATTTTGATTATCAAAAATGGAATCAAATGGTAATTACATATGATAAAGGCACAATGGATGTATTTATGAATGGTGAATTAGTGGGAACAAGAGGAGATGTAGTTCCATATATGACATATGATAGTATTATATTAGGAGAAGAAAAAGGAATTCATGGAGGCATCTCCAATGTATCTTATCATGAAACAATCTTATCAAAAAATGAAATATCAAGTTCTTATCTTATATTGAAAAATAATAACATACCAATATTATAATTTCTATGATATGTATATGAATGTAATATTTGCTGTATTGATCGGACTTATTGTCATACTTTTAATTTATATTTTAATAAATTATTTAGTAGAAAAATCTACCCAACTTGCCACAATGACCTCTGGTAAAAAAGAACAAGTAATTAAGGCTGACGATTTACAAGACCCTCCAAATTCAAACAAATTTACATATTCAATGTGGATTAATGTAAGTGATTGGAATTATAAATATGGACAAGAAAAAATGTTAATTTCAAGACAGGGACCTTGTCCTGATATTTATTTAAGTCCACTAAATAATGATTTGAATATAAAAATGAATCTATATTCACTTGAAACATTAGAGGAAGAACCCACATTAGCGCATCTTTGTGTAGTAAAAAATATAGCCTTACAAAAATGGGTCAATATCATTGTAAGTTTATATGGAAGAACATTGGATGTATATATTGATGGTAAATTAACAAAAACGTGTTTGTTAGAAGGTGTACCAAAGGTAAATTCTAAATCAGACGTTAAAATTTGTCCAAATGGTGGGTTTAACGGTTGGATATCAAACTTCCAATATTGGCCGGACGCAAGTAATCCTCAACAAGCGTGGAATATATATAAAGGAGGATATGGCGGATCTCTACTTGGTGGATTTTTTAATAAATATAGAGTGAAGGTATCCTTTTTGGATAATAACGAAGAAACAGCAAGCTTTGAAATATAATATTATTATAATTTATGAGTCAAGGAACAATTCCTGTTGGTACAAATTCATTTGGTACAACTTCATTTGGTACAACTTCATTTGGCAACACAACTTCAAACGCTCAAAATACAGTGTCAGACGCAATTTCAAATGCTCAAAATACATTGTCAGAGTCATTTTCAAATGCTCAAAATACATTGTCAGGTACTACAGATTCAATATCTAATAATTTAAACAGTTTTTCTTCAAGAAGTTATTTATCAGGTGATAATAAATTTTTAGAATCCAATGGTTTGGTTGCTAAATTTGCATTTATTCTACTTGTTGTAATTGTATTTATTTTGTTACTTAGGGTGTCAATTGCTATTATAAATTATTTTGCTGCTCCGAAAGAAAATCCAATTTTAATAGATGGTATGATTGATGCTAAAAAAATGATGAGTTTTCCACAGGATCCCAACCTAGGGAATTCAGTTCCAATTATGCGTTCTAAAAATCAAAGAGGCGGTGTAGAATTTACATGGTCGGTCTGGTTATTTATAGATGATTTAACCTATGGTTTTGGACATTATAAACATGTATTCCATAAAGGAAATCCAAAAATACAAGAAAATGGTATGAATTTTCCTAACAATGGACCCGGTCTTTATTTAGCACCAAATGATAATAAACTAGTTGCTGTAATGAATACATTTGATGTAATTCAAGAAGAAGTAGAAGTTACAAATCTTCCATTAAATAAATGGTTCAATGTAATATTGAGAGTCGACGAACAAAATAAATTTGATGTATATATCAATGGTAAATTAGTAAAAAGAATGATACTTACAGGTGTCCCTAAACAAAATTATGAAGATGTATATGTTGCTATGAATGGGGGGTTTTCAGGGAATATTTCTTCACTACGATATTATTCAAAAGCATTAGGTACATTTGAAATACAACGACTTATCAAACAAGGACCATCACTAAAGATACAAGGAAATCATATGTCATCTTCCTCCAAAATACATTCGAATTACTTATCATTAGATTGGTTTTTTAATAATTAACTTAAAGATTAAACCATTATGTATTTAATGTCAATCATTAAAGATTACTTTTCAGTAACAGAAAAATATATAAAAGAGCAAGGGGATAAAACAATTGTATTATTTCAGGTCGGAAGTTTTTATGAAGTCTATGGATTATTTGATTCAAATGAAAAATCATATAGTAAATCTAATATATATGATTTTTCTATTATTTGTGATATGGTGATAAGTGAAAAGAAGATAAACCCAATTGAAAATAAAAAGATTGTGATGGCAGGATTTGGGTTAATGCAAATTGACAAATATATTAAAAAATTAAATGAACATAATTATACTATTGTTGTTTTTGTTCAAAAAACGAATGGTAGTTTAATTACAAGAGAATTAAATGAAATTATATCACCCGGAACATATTTCAAAGATGATACAATGACTTTAACAAATGTAACTTGTTGTATTTGGATTGAGGTGATTCGTAAATCAAGATATATTTTAGATGACACAATCATTTTTGGTGTTTCCACCATTGATACAATTACAGGGAAAACCAGTTTTATTGAAATATCAACAAATTATATTTATAATCCATCAACCTACGAAGAATTAGAAAGACAAATTGGAATCAATAATCCGAAAGAATGTATAATTATTTCTTCGATGGAAGATCATGAAATTCAGACGATTATTGAATACACCGGTATTTCAAAAAGAAAAATTGTTGTCATACAAAAAGAAGGGAAAGGAAAATATAGCGAAGAATCAAAACGAGCAGAGAAACAAGTATATCAAAAAGAATTATTCACCCGTTTTTTTCCTAGTTATTCTGATGAGATTCTTGAGGAAACGTTCAAAACATCAACCTATGCATTAAACTCTTTTATATTTTTAGTTGATTTTATGTATCAACACAATCCAAATTTAGTTCAACATATTCATTTTCCAGAAATACATTTTTCACATGAAACAATGACGCTTGCGAATCATTCATTACGTCAACTAAATATTATAGATGATATGAGTGGTGATGGTAAAAATAAATGTCTAGGTACGATTTTAAATAATTGTATGACATCGATGGGCAAACGACAATTTTATAATAGACTTCATTATCCTTATATCAATGAAGAAGAATTAAATAATCAATATAATTTTACTGAATATCTACTAGAGAATGATTGGGAATTTTATAGAGATAAAATGAAAAATATTTGTGATATTGAAAAATTTATTCGTGAGCTTGTTTTTGAAAGGGTGAAACCAAATACATTATTTCGTGTATTACAAGATATTCAAAAAACAAAAGAAATTCTTAAAAAAATGAATAAAAAACCAATGAAAAAATGGTTATTAATGAATAATTTTGATACACTTCAAGACGATATGGATGAAGTGTATACATTTATGAATGATTCACTCAATACAGATATTTCTATTACAGAGATGTCTATGGAAAAGATGTCTACTTTATCTATTGAAAAAATACAATTATTTAAAAAAGGTGTCTTCCCAAAGTTAGATCTCTTATATACAAAATCAATAAATTCCAGTGAAGGATTTATGAATATCCAAAAAAAATTAAACGAACTTGTAAGTGAAAAAGAAAAAAAGGAGGCTCAATATGTAAAAATTCATGATATGCCCAAAACCCCATCTTTATTAACGACTACAAAACGCCGTTCATTAATTCTAATGGAACAATTAAAAAAACACAAAAATATATCTGTCATTGTGAATGATTTACCTGTAACCATCAACCATGACGATATCCAGATGGGAACATTTGGAACAAATAAAAAAGATGTATGTATTCAAAATCCCATTATATATACACTATCAAGTGAAATCTATGAATCAAAGGAAGAGTATTCGATGGAATTAATTCAATGTTATAAAAATTTCTTAACTCACATTTTATCAAAAAAAAAACAATTAGAAACTATGATTCGTTTTATATCCTTGTTAGATATTGAACAAAATAAATGTTTTATTGCCAAAAAATATAATTATTGTAAACCAATCATTCAAGAAAAGGAAACCTCATTTTTTAATTTCACTGGTATTCGTCACCCTTTAATTGAATTTTTACAAAAAAATGAAACATATGTTACGAATGATTTAAAAATGGATGATACGCACAAAGGAATGCTTTTATATGGTACAAATGCAGTAGGAAAAACCAGCTTTCTAAAATCAATAGGGATATCCGTCATTATGGCCCAATGTGGTATGTATGTTCCTTGTGAAACATTTATATACAAGCCTTATACAAAAATTTTCACAAGAATTCTTGGGAATGATAATATTTTTAAAGGTTTATCTACTTTTGCAGTTGAAATGTCTGAATTAAGAACAATTTTATTAAATTCGGATTCAAATAGTCTTGTCATTGGTGATGAGTTATGTTCAGGTACAGAAAGTGATTCAGCCCGTAGTATTTTTATAGCGGGAATAGAAAAATTATATGAGAATAACGCTACGTTTATGTTTGCTACTCATTTTCATGAAATCAATAATTATCCAGAAATTAGAAATCTTGAGAATCTATCATTAAAACATATGGAGGTGGTATACGATTATTCTAAAAATAAATTAGTCTACAATCGTAAACTAAAAGATGGACCAGGAAACAATATGTATGGTCTTGAAGTGTGTAAAGCATTACATTTACCAGATGATTTTTTAAATCGCGCTCATGAAATCAGAAGAAACTATTCAAAAAAAGATAAATGTATTTTAGAGAATAAAATAACTCATTATAGCAAAGATAAATTAAAAGGTATATGTCAAATATGTAAAATGAAAGAAGGTGAAGATGTGCACCATTTAAAATATAAACAAAATAAAAATGAAAATGATTATATTGGAGGACATCATATGAATCATCCAGCAAATTTAATCAATATTTGTAATGATTGTCACGATACGATACATAAAAATAATGAAAAATATGTCTTTAAGAAAACGACCGACGGGTACGAATTATGTTTAGAATAAATTGATATTAAAAAAACATTATTGTTATATATATAATGATTATTCCAGTAAAGTGCTTTACGTGTG